TGGTAAAAGCAGCAACTTGTGATTTTACAGCAAGTGGTGCATTAACATTAACTGAACGTGTTATCGAAGTATCTGATTATCAAGTAAATATGAGCTTATGTAAAAAAGAATTACATAATTCATGGCAAGCAGAACAAATGGGGTTCTCTGCATTTGATAACTTAGCTCCTTCTTTTGAAGAGTTTGTGATCGCTTATACAGCGGCAAAGGTAGCTAATAACATTGAGTCAAATATTTGGGAAGGATCAACGGGAGACGCTGACGAATTTACAGGGTTCTCTGATCTTTTAGACGCTGACGCTGACGTTGTTGACGTAGCTGGTGCATCTACAGCAATTGGTGCATCTGCAACTGTTCAAGCTGAGCTTGGAAAAATCGTTGATGCTTTACCTACTCCTTTATATGGGAAGGAAGATCTACATATTTATGTAGCACCAAACGTAGCCCGCGCTTACGTGAGAAGTCTTGGAGGTTACGGAGCTGCTGGACTAGGAGCTAACGGTATAAATGGTCAAGGTACAATGTGGTATTCAACAGCTAACGGAGGATCAGCA